TGTATTTAACCAAACTGACGTAGTTGCTCGTTTACGCAAACTTGCTACTACTAAGAGAAATGAGTTGAAACTTCTTGCTCAGAACAGAGTATTCTGTATCGTTCAAGACAACAACGACATTTACTGGCTTGTTGGTAACGAATACGGTTGCGACATCACAGCTATGACCTCTGAAACAGGAACTGCAATGGGTGACAACTACGGCTATAATTTCACTTTAAGTGCTATTGAGTCTGAAAGTCCTTATTTAGTTCAGGCTTCTGTTGTGACTGCTCTCTCGATTTAAGTTTTCATAGTTTCTTTATTAAAGGGGTGGCTTCGGTCACCCTTTTTTATTTGCCAAAAATCAACTTTTATTATTTACTTATAGATGCTACAGATAAATAAGCAAGAGAGCAAGAATTGGTATTTGACTTTAACAGAGAAAACTACTATCTCTAACCCTTACTATTTATTTAGCCTTAAACATCGTTTAACTGCTGTAGAATACAACTTTCTTTTAACTGATACTTCAAGCTATAAAGAGCGTTATAACGAGTTTGCTATCACAGAAGGTGCAACTGTTACTCTTGACGCTGGTGAGTATCTATACAGAATCTACGCACAGACTTCATCAAGCAACACAAATCCTGAACTTGCTAACGAACTTGTAGAAGAAGGACTTGTAAAAGTTGACTTTGATCCGACAGCAGCGACTCAATACACCGTTGAATTAAACGAAAAAATATACGAAATCGAAGCACCTGAGACAATCGCTTATCTACTATTGGAGAGCGGTGATTTCTTGCTTCAAGAAGATGACTCAAAAATATTATTATAATGGCAGATAAAAAAATTAGTGCTTTAGATGCGATAGTAACAGTAGACAATGCAGATGTATTGCCTATTGTAGATTCATCAGCATCAGCAACAAAAAAGATAACCGTCACGCAAATAAAAGCCTTAGCACCTGTTCAATCAGTTAACGGAAGCACAGGCTCTGTAACAGTTCAAGAAACTCTTGTTTCAGGCACTAACATTAAGACCATTAACGGAGATTCTCTGTTAGGAAGCGGAAATATTACAATTAGCGGAGGCGGTGGCATCTCTGACGGTGACAAAGGAGATATCACAGTATCTGCAAGTGGAGCAACTTGGACTATTGACAACGGAGTTGTTACCGATTCAAAATTAAGCACAGGAATAGACGCTGCGAAGTTGGGTGATGGCACGGTAAGCAATGCGGAGTTTCAATATTTGAATGGTGTAACGAGTGTAATTCAAACGCAGTTGGACGGTAAAGTAGACGAAAACGCTGCAATAACAGGAGCGACAAAAACTAAAATAACCTACGATGCTAAAGGTTTAGTAACTGCTGGTGATGACCTTGCGGCTACTGATTTACCAAGCGGCATTGATGCGGCAAAGATTGCAGACGGCACTATTTCAAACACCGAGTTTCAGTATCTGAACGGAGTTACCGATAATATTCAGACGCAGTTTGGAGGTAAGCAAGAAACACTTGTAAGCGGTACTAATTTAAAAACAATCAATTCAACATCTTTACTTGGTAGCGGTGATATTAGTATTTCTGCAAGTCCAAGCGGTGGTGCTGGTGCAATTCAATTTAGTGATGGTAGTGCATTTGCAAGTGATGCCTCTAACTTGTTTTGGGACGATACCAATAAGCGGTTGGGGGTTGGAACGAATACACCAACTGCAAGAGTACACATCAAAGGCAGTGGCTCACTATCGGGAACTACATCGTTATTAGTGCAGAATAGTTTGGGGACTTCTTGGCTTCAAGTTAAAGACGATGGAGATATAACGAATGGGGCAGATGGAAATACAAATCTTAAATTTGAAATTTCACCCTCTGCAAACAAGTATTTTCGATTAACTCGTCAAAGTACAAATGTTGATTTTTATGCGGGAAATGGGGGTAATGCTGGAATTGAAACGAGTGGTGGTCAACCATTTTCTTTAATTGCTTCAAGTACATATTTAACCTTGTCGAATGGAGGTGTAAGAATTGCAAGTGCATACGGTACAACGAGTGCATCTGCACAATTGGAAGTTGTAAGCACAACCAAAGGCTTCCTACCTCCCCGAATGACCACAACCCAAAAGAACGCCATTAGTTCACCAGCAAGTGGATTGGTGGTTTACGATTCAACAACAAATAAATTATGCTGCTATAATGGCACATCTTGGAACGACTTATTCTAAAAACTATGTATATCAAAATTAACACAACAATTAATTTGAATAGCGGTATTAGTGTACCAAGCGGTTCAGTAGTAACCATAGCGGAAGGCTATGCATCAATTAAGGATTTGAAAGATGGGTTAATACCAAGTCAAATTGCTACGCTAATCTATGCGAGTGAGAGTGCCTATACACAAGGATTACAACCCTTGCAAGGTGTAGCAGATTTTAACCCAGTATTTCAAGCCGAATTGACAGAAGAAAATTACAAGACCGAAAGTGCAGAATCTTTATTGATTAATGCAGTTGTAGGAGAATTAGGGAAGGTATATGGTGCGGAGTATATCGAAGTGAAATGAAACTAACTGATACAACCGCTAACGCTTTAACAACAACCTCTTTCGTAGGTGCTTTTAGCTCTATTGCTACGACTTGGAATCCTATTATTTCTGCTATTGGTGGAATGATTGCTATCGCAACAGGATTACTTGGTGCGGCTTATTACATTAAAAAACTAAGAAAATGATTGACCGCATCTTCAAAAATTGGAAATCTACTGCATTAGGTTTAGGCGTTATGGCTATAGGCTTTATTCTCGTTTGGTTTGAAAAAGCAACATTAACCGAGTTTACGGCATTTATTGGCGGAGGTTTACTACTTTTATTTTCAAAAGATGGCAAAGCAGCAGATTAACTTATTTAAAGCAAAGCCCAAGAATAAACTTAGAAGGCATACCAAACACAAGAATAAACACAAATCAACTAAACCATATAAAGGACAAGGAAGATGACAGAATTTGCAAGAATAAACTTTGCCGAAAGCAAGATACCTGTTTTCAAAGAGAACAAGGCAAAGAACTATATTACCTACGGTACTGACAACAAGTACCCTCAAATGTTAATTGACCTTTACAACAGTTCTCCTAAACACGGAGCAATAGTATCTCAAAAGGCTCAATACATAGCAGGTGACAAAACAGAGGTTATAGCAAACAACACAGAGCAACTAACTATAGCAAATGATAGACTTGCTTCTATTAACGCTTACGAGTCCTTTGATGACGTTAAAAGCAAGATTTCTGCTGACCTTGAACTATTTGACGGCTTCGCTTTGGAAATCATTTGGAATAAGGCTAAAACTTCAATAGCTGAGATTTATCACTTACCGTTTCAAAATGTTCGTCATAGTCTTGATGGTCACTACTGGTACGCTGACGATTGGTCAGATAGAAAGGTAGATCCTATTTATTATTACTGTTGGAATCCTTTGACAAGAGAGAACAAGCAAATGTACTATTTTAAGATGTACAAAGCAGGTCAAGGAGAATATCCAACAGCACCGTATCAGAGTGCTTTGAAATACATCGAAATAGACACGGAGATAGCAAATTTTCACCTTAATAGTATAAAGAGTGGCTTCTCTGCACAAACGCTCTTACAACTCTTCAAAGGAGTTCCTACACCTGAAGAGATGCGTCAAACTATTAAGAGATTCAAAGAAAACTTTAGCGGTACAGATAACGCAGGTTCTATTATCATTCAATTTAACGATCCAAACGAAACTCCGTCTGTCGTTAATAACTTAGCACCGTCTGACTTCGACAAGCAGTTTGACCTTTTAAACCAAACTGTACAGCAAGAGATATTGATGGCTCACAGAGTTACCTCTCCGATGTTGTTCGGTATAAAAACAGAAGGACAACTTGGTGGACGCTCAGAACTTATTGAATCTTACGAGGCTTTTCAGACTGCATACATTGAACCACGTCAAACTCAAATGGACAGAGCATTAACTTCTATCTTTAAGTTTATTGTGCCTGTAACCCTAAAAACTAAAAATAAGCCTCCTATCGGTTTAGATTACGTTTACTTGTTTGAGAAAGGTGTAATCTCTCAAGCTGAGGCTCGTAGAGAGTTAGGTATGAGTGACACAGTTGCAATGTCATCTCAGGTTAAATGTAATTGTAATGAGAATCCTTTCGGTTGGGACGATGACAAAGACTTAGCAGTTTTCGAGCAATTCGGTGAGTTAGCTTCTAAGTTTGAAAAATACCCTTTTGATTTTGCCTCTGCTCTTGAGTTAATCATTCTGCAATTTCTAAACGG